GGTACCCTAGCTGGGGCTAATACAGCAGCTGTGACTACCCTAACAGCCTCTGCTATGGTGAAGGGTGCTACCATTTCAGGGACCAATGTATATGGTACTCTAGCTGGGTCTAATGCAGCGGCTATAACTACCCTAAACGCCTCGGGTGTGGTGACCTTAGCAGATACAACTACTTCAACCTCAGCTACAACAGGTGCCCTCAAGGTTGCTGGTGGTATCAGTACCCAAGAAAACTTACATATTGGAGGTGTTTCCAAGGTGTATGGTACTACCGCCTCCGATGGCAAAACCGCGGGTGCCCTAATTGTTGCCGGTGGTGTGGGTGTCTCAGGTGCCCTATTCGGTGCCGCAGCCACCCTAGATGGTGTGGTGACCCTAACTGACGATACTACTTCAACTTCGGCTACAACAGGTGCCCTCAAGGTTACTGGTGGTATCAGTACTCAAGAAAACTTACATATTGGGGGTGTTTCCAAGGTGTATGGTACTACCACATCGTCTTCTAAAACCACTGGTTCCTTAATTGTAGCAGGTGGTGCAGGGGTGTCAGGTCCCCTATTCGGTGCCGCCGCCACCCTAGATGGTGTGGTGACCCTAACAGATGCAACGGAGGCGACATCATCAACTACAGGTGCTCTCAAGGCAGCTGGTGGTGTCGGTATTGCGAAGGATGTGTACGTCGGGGAACGCGCGTATGTCACTGGGGGTCTCATCACAAATACTGGAGGTGTTGGAAAAAAGACATACTCGTATTCTACAAATTTAACCAGTGGTGCGAGTGTAGCAAATGCAACGTATGTTCTCGATTTTACAGATCACGCCTTCCACGCTAAAGTTACAGCGATGTTGATCGAATCGGCTGATGCTTCCGTATTTGACCAAGTTAGTACACTCATATTTGATGTTATTGGTGGTAAAATTGGGGGTTCAGGAAACTCCCAATTTGTCCCAGCTCTAGGACAACAGAGTATCATTAGTACCAGTACAATGAATACACCATGGGACTCAACAATAGCAACATCCCTCACAGGAACAACTGTGACAATCAAACCAGCTAACGCGTGCAACGGTGTGGTTCGTTTCAATATATTCGTTGAATACCTATGCCATGAATCGGGTGGAAGGCTTACAAGTATCAATTGCTCGGGTGACAGTCCTGATAGTGGGGATTTGGGATACTAATCGTAGTGGTGCAAATATATTTGTATCCATCCAAAATTTCACCCCCCTTATGGGGGAATGTCCAAGAGCACGGGTACACCAGAACTTTCCCAACTTCAGGTCTTACCTTCCTACCATCAATAAATTCAGTACATCCTCCCTGATTTTCTTGAAGTGTATTTAGATAGAATATAATTTGAATGAAATACGGTTTTGATAAAAGACCATCGTGATGCCAATCATACAAATCACCTTTCCCTAACCTTTGTATTGGAAACCCTGTACAAAAAATATGTTTGTTTTTTATTTGTTCATCATACACTGGGTACCTTGGGTCACCATACCCATTAAAAGTACTCTCCAAATGTTTTAAATACTCAATATACACTTGGAGTGTGTATTCAAAAAATATTTCGGTTATATCTCCCCAATCAGTATATATATCAATTGATAGTTCAGTATTATTTTTTTCACGTGTAACCATTTGGTCACCCACTGGATATGTAAAAGAACCTTCATTTTTTCTGTTATCATTTTCAAATCTTTGAATAATCGATTCGCACAATTCGGGTGGTACGACATCGGGTATTTCTAAGACATAAGGGTTCATTTGTTAAACTCTTCATCCAAAGCTTTATACATATTATCCCAAGAATACTTCTCTTTCAAATAGTCTCGAGCATTAGGACGCTCATCAGGATTTTTGAAACAGTACTGAAGATGATCAGTGAAATCCTTATAATCACATAAGGCACCCTCACCATCATGTGGTTCCATTTCACCAACACGAATCCACACCTTGGGTTCCACGAAGTATGCGTAAGGACCCATAGTCTCTTTGAGTGCTGGAATACCTGTGACCACCTGGGGGCGGTTGAGGTACATATGTTCCACTGGAGTTAGACCAAAACCTTCACCTTGGGTCGTACTCAAACCTACATCACCCGCATTATACATGTTATTCACTTCAGCATCTGTGAGGAACCCAGGTTTGGGACTGAGAAATATATGATTATTCAAAACCTGGTTGACGTCCATACCCCGACGCAAACATTCAGACTTCGCGGTCATCCCAATGTCAACCCCACGATACCAATAGGACCTACAACCACAAAAGAGTTTGATACGAGGGTTCATATTCTCACGCTTCAAAAGTTCGAGAAACGCTTTGATGGTGGTTTCCCACATTTTTCGTGCAGAATTACGGTTCATATTTACCACCAGGTAATCATCTGGTTTGAAACCAGCTTTTACCTTTGCCTCCCCATGTGAAATATCGACGAATCGTTCAAAGTCAATCCCATGCACCATAGTGGTCACCTTCGAGGGATCAAACTTTAGGTCATCAACCATATGACGTGTCCAGGTATCGAGGAATGTCCAGATACGGTCGAACTTGTACTCTTTCAGGATTTCAAATGTATCGATGTTCTGCCAGGGATACATGATATCCAGGTATACATACTTCTTTGGTGGTATGTGTTCGGGTGGAATTTTGTGCATGATATCTTTCACGACATTCAAATCGTGATAAATGAATAGGACATCTGGTTTCTCCTTGATGATACTCGGGAGAATCGCATCGTCGCCACAACCAGCACCAGCATTGGGGTCAAGTTCCACCGCATCCAAGAAACGAATTCTCGGGTCTACAAAACGGTCGTTAATTTCCTGACCCTTATAATTACTGAAAGCGAAGTACACCACCTCAACTCCAGGCAGGGAAGCCAAATGATTCGTGAGTTTGTTGGCGACACGAGCGTACCCAGTCCCCAGACAGGGGTGGGTGGCCATAAAAAAGATTTTCATACTAGTCTAATGACCCACCTCATCCTTAAGTGTGTTTGTACCATAATAAAATTCTGATATTATACTAATAAGTTGAACAATGACCAATAGTACAACATTTCCAGGGACAGTCACGGCCACTGGATTTACCGGTACAGCCACTAATGCTACTAATGCTGTTCTGGCAACAGACGCAACCAATGCTTCTAGACCTGTTATTTTTGGTACAGGGACAACAGGTAATGTACCTTTGAAGACGGATCCAGGTATCGTATATAATCCCTCAACTAATAAACTGACCGCCGGTGCATTTGTCGGTGATGGTTCGGAACTCACAGGAATTTCAGCTGGGTTCGACCCCGATGTGGACACAATCAAAATTGGTAATGGGGCAGGAACAACACAACAGGGAGCCTCCGCCATCGCCATTGGGCATGATGCGGGGTCGAGCGGACAGGTAACCGAAGCCATCGCCATTGGGGTCGAAGCGGGTTGTAACGCTCAGGGAGCCAGCTCCGTCGCCATAGGGCGCCTAGCGGCTTGTGCGGATCAGTCAAACGACTCCGTCGCCATTGGGACCCGCGCGGCCAGGGCCGATCAGGGAACCATGGCCGTCGCCATTGGGACCAATGCGGGTTCTAACACTCAGGGAGGCAGCTCCGTCGCCATAGGGATCAATTCGGGTTGTGGGGATCAGGCAGCCAGCTCCGTCGCCATTGGGCACTCCGCGGCGGAGGCGGCGCAAGGGGGCGAGTGCGTCGCCATTGGGAACACGGCGGGGAAGACGAGTCAAGGAGGCACCGCCGTCGCCATAGGGAAGGCGGCGGGGAGTCAGAGCCAAGGTGCCAACTCCGTCGCCATTGGGACCTACGCGGCTTCTACCACTCAGGGAGTCTACTCCGTCGCCATTGGGTATCAAACTGCTAGGTATGCCCAAGGTAATTTCTGCATCGCCATGGGGTACGTCTCAGGCAACAACCAACAAGGGGACCAATCGATCGCCATTGGGGGGACGTCCGCCGGTTACACCTCTCAGGGACACGACGCCGTCGCTATTGGGCAGGGGGCGGGTTACAACCAACAAGGAAACTACTCCGTCGCCGTGGGGTACAGAGCGTCTTTTACTGGGAACAATCAATCAGTGGACCAGATATGTATTAATAAAGGTTCCACTGCGTTAAACGGTGTACAAAACCACACCGCTATAAGACTTGGTGGCTCGTCGAGTGGTCAATATGTACAACACACCCAAGACAACGGGATTTGTTTTTGGGTAAATTCAGATGATCGTATGAAAGATGACGAACGAATGATTACCAATGCTCTCGACACCGTGATGAAACTCAAACCACAACTTTACGAAAAGAGAACGAAATTAGACCCAGGGTCCAGAAGTCTGTGTACAGAAGCGGGTATAATGGCTCAGGATGTTTGGTATGACACCCCAGAATTAAGACCTTTCGTTAATCTTCCACCGACTGCAAATCCAGCCGAAGAGAAGCCACTTGCACCCAGTGGTGATCCTCGAGATGATCCTGACTATTCAGATTGGGGTTCTAAACCAGCTAATATCAGCGAATATTTTCTACCATATTACAATCTCAGAGCTTTACAGGAGTTGGCCACTGAAAAACCCCGTTCAAAAACAACAGTATCGAACACATGGGGTCAAAATATTTCCAGTCTCGTCGTGAGTGCGAACACGAACAAATTCAAAGCAAATACAGTCCCAATCGTTGCACTCAGTAATGTGACGATGGATAAAGCCTCATACGGTATTGTTTCAGATGTAAATTGTCTTCATACAGATGATTACGATGTACTCGTCGACGTAAAGGGTGACACACGTGTATGGGTCTCAGACGTCGGCGGAAACATTCAATCTGGTGATTTACTAACAACATCTAACATCGCACCTGGTTATGCTCAAAAACAAAATGATGATATCATCCATAACTATACAGTCGCGAAAGTGACACAGGATTGTGATTTCACAGAACCTGCACAGATACCTATTATGCGTAGAAAGCAGGAATTAAAGGACGTCACTTATTATTTACGCAAGGATGAAATGCCAATTGATTATGCAGAGTACATGGAGATTGTTGACCCTACACTAAAGACTACTCATACTGAGATTGTCTATAGAAAGCCTGATGGTGGTTTGGAATATTATGAAGATACTACGACTAACATAGAAGTTTGTCGAACCTGGTATGATAAATTACCAGAAGATAAGCGCTACAAATCTATGATATTTGAAATATCTGAATCTGAATACGAAAAACTAAGCGATTTTGAAAAAGAGAAGTATACTCGACACGAAAAAATAAAATATTATAAGTACGCTATATTTACATCTAAAATTAACAAGAGAACCCACCCAATAACTGAAGTTCACCAAGAAATGGTTGATGTCCTCGATGAAAATCAACAGATTGTATGGGAAGAATCGGGTCAAACACAACCTATTTACACTCTAGTCAATCATGAAACCCATAAAGCAGCTTTAGTAAATTGTAAATTATTCTAATTTTTGCAAAATATAAAACCTGTTAGTACATATTTATAACCCTGTTTAATTGGTTGACACCTATGAGTGTATGTCCATGTAGAAGGAAAAAATGCAATTTTTCCAAATTGAGGTTTAATTTTTCGACCATTTAAAAATTCTGTACATGATTCATTTTCATTTAAATAAATAATAAAATTTAATATACGGTCCATTTCATGTGAATAATCGATGTGCCAATCACATGGATCATTTACTCCTATTTTTTGTATTTTAAAGGTAGTTCTTCCTATTTTCGGTCCAGATAATATTTCGTCTATAACATTTTTTTTATCCTCGAATATATTTATCTGTAACATGTCGATGTATTCATATAAATTTTTCATCAACACTTGATGTAAATGAGCACATTCTACTTCCCACCCAACAGATTCATCTAACGATGCGGCCATACCTATAATCGAGTCAGTATTAGGCGTTTGTTGAAACCGCGCCAACCGGTGTATATCTATTATAAAATCATTCTCAAATTTTTCAATTATTTCTTGGCATACTATTTTTGGTATACCATCAGATATTTCGGTTATGTACTCCATATTTTATAATAAATACATTTTAACCTTTAAGTTCGATGGGTCCAAATTTTCCACATTTAGCATTCTCAATTACAGTGTGATGATATTCTAAAGGAAGATTTCTAATTATAAATCCAGTTATGATATATTTCACACCTTTTTGCACTACCTGTCCACGATGTGGATAAGTCCAGGTTGAAGGAAAAAATGCAATTTTACCAGTTTCAGGTTTAATTTTTCGACCATTTCTAAATTCTGTACAACCACCACAATCATCATCCAAATCATTTAGATATATAATGTAACCAAATAGTCTTGTCCTCGCGTGATCTTCATCTGTATGCCATGAATAATGACCACCTACATCATATTTTTGGAATCTATACCCAGTTGAATTAATGTCTTGACCAAAATATTGATTTAAAATGATATGATTTTCATGGAAAGCATTATTATATAAATGTTGAAAATAACTACCCATAGTTGAATATATATATTTATCTAAAATATCCCATGTAGGACTTTCTTTAGGTAAAGTTGCATCTATAGTATTTTTAATCATAAGATTCGACCCTTTGACTGTTGAACCAAACGTTCCCGTATGTCTAGTTGGATTATTTTCAAACTCTTCAATCATTTTTTGACATGTTAATTTCGGTATAATATCACGTGCTTCATAGATGTATTCCATTTGTGATATTATGGTATTATTTTTTTATACCAGTATAATAAAACAATGGGGGTCACTCTCAACAAGACGTTTGTTACAGAAGCTGGAGTACATGTTCAGAATGCATATGTATCTATCTCAAATAACCATATATCAAAAAATAAGCGGAAGGGGGTGATAAAGTATAAAACTAGTTCTAATTTTGTAATAACTGTGGATATTGATGCACATGACAATGGTTTTAGTGCGATTGGGTATATCCCAGTGGAAGTTGAAACTGACACACCCCCTACAGGCAACGTCTATGAACTCCTCTATAACAAACTTAAATCTATGCATAGCTGTACAGATTCTATCTAAGTTCCAAGTCAGTACGACTTGTCCCACCAATTCTTCCAAATTGTATCCCGGTTTGTAAGTCTTCCCAGCTTAAAAATAAACTCTCACTATATTATAAAATGTCTGGTGGTATTGCCCAACTCGTAGCCGTCGGTGCTCAGGATGTACACCTTGTCGGTCAGCCCGAGGTGAGCTTCTTCCGCTCCACCTACAAACGTCATACAAACTTTTCCCAAACTGTCGAGCGTCAGGTCATCCAAGGCAATGTCGCGAATGGTGGTATGTCCACCGTCCGCTTCGAGCGCAAGGGTGACATGCTCAACTATGTCTACCTAGTCGCCAACACAGGTACTGCGACGGTTGCTGTTGCTGACTGGAGGACTGTAATTTCCAAGGTCGAATTATTAATTGGAGGTCAAGTTATTGATGAACAAGATTCTACCTACTCTACATTCATCGCTCCCCGAACTGCCGCGACCTCCTACGCCAAATGTTCTGCTGCTGATCTCTACGGTGGCTCAAACAATGAGAACTTCTACCCGCTTCGCTTCGCTTTCTGTGAGAACTGGCAGACTGCTCTCCCACTCATTTCTCTCCAGTATCATGATGTGGAGCTTCGAATCACTTGGGGTGCCGCCGCCGCTGATTCCAGCAAGAAGTGGGACATCTACGCCAATTACGCGTACCTTGATACCCAGGAGCGTGAGGTCTTCGCTTCCCAGCCCCAAAACATGCTCATCACCCAGGTTCAGAAGGCGGTTGCCTCTGGTGCCAAGATCCAGGAGCTCAACTTCAACCACCCCGTGAAATATCTGGCTTCTGGAGACACAGCCGATCTTGCGATCCTTAACGCTAATAACAAACTTAAGCTCCAAATCAATGGTACAGATGTTTCTGACTACAAGTTTGCTCACCCCAACTTCAGCACTGTACCTCTTTTCTACCACACCTCCTATGGCGGTGGTTATCAAATGAATTACCCTAAGTACTTTTTCTTGATGCCCTTCTGTCTCGACACTGGAAAGCTTCAGCCCACTGGTACTCTGAACTTCAGTCGTTTAGACAGTGCTCGTATTATCAATGATAACCAGGATGTTGGTAAAGATATTTATGCCGTAAACTACAACGTCCTCCGCATCGAAAACGGTATGGCTGGTCTTCTCTACAGTAACTAATTATATGTGTAAATAATAAAAGATGTTTTGGACAGTAGTATTTCTCCTTGCCATCGTTTTTGTATTGACGTACGATCCTAACTCCAGGACACTCGAAAAGTTTGTTGGTCAACCCACACAACCAACAAGCAAATCGTGTGAAAATGCGCATTACGAAGCCGTTCAATTTGCCCAGAGCCCGTATGAATGCCCCACTGCTGGTAAGACTAGGATGGGTGCCGTGATGTAGAAAGCTTAAAAAGAAAATGACATTTTCATTTATAAATGGTTCCAGTCAATAAAGACACACTACTCATCGTTGCAGCGATCGTTTTTGCAATTGGTATGATTTACATGTTTAAAGAGTTAAACAAGGCTAAACAGGATATTGACAATTTTAAAGGTTTCTCAGCCCAGGTCGTTCGACACTTAGCTCCACCCCCAGAGCCAGTTTCTGCTCCAGTTCCTGTACCTGAAAAGAAGCTTGAAGATATCGATGAGGTGGATGAAAAATCCGAAGAATAATCATATCCACTTATTATAACTTGCGAATGCGCAATGAAGAAGTACAAAGCGATTGCAGTACCGGTTACTTTTACCGATGGGAAACCGAGATTTCTCACAGTAAGAGACTGGAGATTTAAAGATTGGATTTTCGTAACGGGTGGGTGTAGAAGACGGGAAATTTACAACCCCCTGAGGTGTGCCCTACGAGAATTAGAAGAAGAGACACGTGGTGTCGTGTCACTAAAAAATGGTGAATATACAGAATTCAAATTTATACATAAAGAAAGCCCAACCGTAGACCTAGAATATAACGTATTCATATTCTTTGTCAATTACAATCGATCAGAACAACAAACACAAATTCGAAAGTTTTACGAAGAAAAACACAAAACACAGATCAAAAAGATGAACAATCAACCCATTCGTAAAACCCATGATGAGAACGATTTCATGAGCTATGATACACTAGAAGAATTCAATGGACGTAAACGATGGAAGTTGATCATAGATAATGTCATTAAGAATCCCCAATTTTACGCGTGTATAAGTTCTCACAATAGAAAAACCTTCTCTATTAAATAATGAAGTCTAAGGCTTTTATTTTAAGACAGATTGGTGAACTACTTGAGAAGAACCGAGGACTATGTGAAGAGGAGATTCAGCAGTGGTACAAAGATAATGAAAGTAAAACGGTTTACGAATTACTTACTTTTAAAAAGCAAATTTCTCAAAGTAAAGAATATCAGGACGTCTCATGTATGAAATGGTTTAGAGATGAAGAACAATAATAAGGTATGTTTAAGAATTGGTACACTTCCCAAAAATTCAATAATGCTACCAATCTATCACATGTGCTCATGGACGGGGGTAAACTCTCAGTGCCATTTGATAGATTGAATGAATTTTACGATAAGTATATAGAGTCTGTAAAATCTGGTGAGAGAATTTACGTCGTCGAGCAAAAGAGTGAGACCTATAACTTTTTCGTTGACATCGACTATAAAGACCCAGAACCCTTGGGAATAGATGAGATCATGGATATTTCTAAAGTTATTTGTGAGACTGTAAATTTCCATGGTGGTAAAGAGTGTCTCGTTTCTGTATCACCACCAAAGGTGTCTGGAGATCTAATGAAAACGGGTGCACATCTCAATTGGCCTAATTTCGTGGTTGATCAGAGTTCAGCTGTAGCACTCCGTGAACATATTCTAGTGTCTCTTTCTAAATTTGAAGGTGATATAGATTGGAATGAAATTATTGATTCATCTGTGTATGGTGACACACGTAGGAAAACTAAAGGGAGTGGATTTAGGATGCCGTGGTCATACAAACGAGCAAAACATGAAGCATGTGGGGGTAAAGGTTGTAAGGATTGTGAACATGGTAGGGTTGATCAGTTGGCTTATCTCCCAGTTTTTATTTATAAGGTTGGTTCTCTCGTGAGAATAAGTCAAGAACCGTCAGTTGAAATTCTTAAAATGTCGGCTGTTAGAACTGACGCACCTAGCACAGTTTCAGTGGAACCACCTTCAGTGTCTATACGAGTCAAGGAGGGTTCTTTTTCAGAAGATCAGACTAATAATGAAATTTATGACGAGGATTTGAAGAAAAGAATCGGAACGTTTATTCGAAAAAATATGGAAAGACAGGGAAATGCATACATCACTAAACTATTCAAAAAGAAAGAAACATATTTCGCGGCGACGACTTCTAAATACTGTGAAAATGTAAAAAGAAATCATAGTTCGAATCATGTATGGTTTATACTTAGTGGAAAGTTCATTCTCCAGAAATGTTTCAGTCGACATGAAACTATTTTGGGACGTCGTGATGGCTTTTGTGAACACTTTTGTGGTCGCCGACATCAATTGACGAGTGACATTATTGATAAACTTTACCCCAAAAAGGAGGTTATCAGTAAGTGTCCGGAAATCAAAAAAGTTGTAGAAAAACCAGAAATTAAACAGATGGACGTAAAACCAGATCTTGAAAACTTCATTAATAAGAATATGAAGTGTAACGATGATACACGTGTGGTTAATGTAACTAGGGATAAAAACAATTTTTTAGTGTTAACCACATCTAACTACTGTGAGACTATTTCTGGTGTACATGAGAATAAAACTATGTCGTATGTCATTACTAAAAACAAAATAAAACAAAAATGTCCAATATGTAAGAAGAACAGTGGAAGAACTCACATCTTACTCCCTAAAATAACTAGTAAACTTCACCCTAAAGATACTTAAACAGAACAGTGTTTAAAGTATATAAATGGTAGTTAGTACTCGTTCTCGCTTTGGTAGGGTTATAAAGAAGCCTGTTCTTTATATACCAGTAGAAACTGTATTAGATGACGATTATGCTACAGATGATCACGACGATTTTGAAGATGATTCAGTAATTGACACTGAAGACGAATATAACTCAGAAGAAGGTAGTGATGACGATTATGACGAAGACGCTGATGATAATGGTAATCTCAAGGATTTCGTGGTAGATGATGAGGAAGCGAGTGAAAGTGAGGAAGAATCAGCTTAAAAAAAACAGATTCTATATTAGAAATGGAAACTGATATTGGTAATCCTATTGAGTATAGCCCAAACCTTGACCCTTTAATTCAGGAGAAGAATGAAGATAATAATAAGGATGAAATGATTCAAGATCAACCATATTATTTTCATCCAAGTGAAATGAATTACCCGCAACACCCTCCTCAATCTGGAAAATTCGACCCTTTTACCGATATTGATAAATCCACATGGATTATTGCATTTGCAGTATTTCTTTTAGGATTTTTTATGGGAAAGACGATGCAACCAGTCATCCTCAGGTACACCTAATCACTTACTCAAATCCCTTATACGAGTAGAAAGTTTTGTATCTGTGTCCTCGTACATGTCGTTATTCACACCCTTTTGCGGAAATCCACTTAACCAGTTAGTCTCCGGAATAGATGAATAAGCAACGAATGTACCTATGTCACCATATCTGGGGGGAATTCCATCTCGCCCAAAAAGAATGGGACCCCGGTGTGTATCTTCGACAAAACCATCCGTTGTTGAAGTCTCTCCAGTACCTGTATCAGTTGCTACTGAACCTAAATCTGTTTTGTTTTTTAAATTGTAATTTGGTTTAAAAAACAAAATAAAGAAAGCCCCGACTAACAATATTGTTAGAATTATACGAAGCATTTTTATTTAATGTATATGAATATTATTTACGCAGAAGAAACTTCAGGTTCTCCCTCCTCCTTTACCTCCTCCAACTTAGCATCCCTAGACTCCTCCTCCTCGCGCTGCTTCTGACGCTGCTTCATCTCCTCAGCAACAATCTCATCAGCCTCCTTTACAAGCTCCTCCATGGGAGTGTCAGGCTTTTCCTTCTTGAGCCGTTCGAGGACCTCGGCTGGGTGAGAGATAGGAGCCTCATCGGGCTTGTTGTAAAACTTGGAATTGTCATCACCTGATACGAAATGATTCTTCTCAGCCATCATCGCTGTTTTACGTTCGTTAAACATACGAGCAGCCTCGGACTGGTTCTCCCTGTATCCCTTCATAATTTCTTCGAGTTTATCGTTGGTATAGTGAACATCTTCAATCTTCTCAGAATCGGGGGGGATCAAAAGCCACTTATACATGTCAACTACATAAATATCGAAAGTGGCATCCTCCTTCTGTAGACGTGCAGCGTGCCTAGCGGCCTCATCACGGGTGGCAAAGGCACCACGGATCTTAATACCAAACTTCTCATTCTTTTGAGGGCACTCAGGACCAACAATGGATAGACAAGCAAAGATCTGACCGGGTACAGTGGTGTAATCTGATTCAAGAGACATTATATTTATGTGATGGCTTAAAACTTTAAGCTACTATCTCTATAAATGCATGAGTACTGGGATAAACAACCCGTGCCTCGTGAAGGGACTACACCTGGTGAAATAGACGAGTCTCGTGACGTTGTAAAAAAAACGACAAAACTACCAAATGGTTTCGTGTGGTCCTCGTGTACTCTTAAAGAAGCGTGTGAGTTTTTAAATTACCATTATGTATCCGATGGCGTATTTAGGCTTTGTCATGACGTTGAAGCTTTAAAATGGTCCATGGATGAGAGTGCTGTTATTCGTAAAAAAGATACAAATCAAATTATTGGGTATATAACAAGTTCAAATGTTGACACAAACATTGACACAAATGTACTGAAAATGGTCCATATCAGTTTCTTATGTGTTCATGGTGAATATAGAAATTTTAGGCTCGCACCAATTCTTATATCTGAAATCAAACGACGCGCAAACAAAAAAGATGTATGGCAGGCTATATATACTATTCACACAAAACTACCAACTCCAATTACGAAATCTTATATGTGGCATCGTCATTTAAATAGTGAAGCTCTCGTTAAAAACAAATTTTGTCAAGTGGACCAGACTCGTAAAAACTTTTACCAAGTTCGTGGTTCGTGTAAGAATGTTTGGCGAAAAATGACACTCGAAGATATTCCTAGAGTGACTAAAATTTTACAAGAATACAATGAAAAGTTTAGAATTGCACCAAATGTAAACGAAGAATATGTAAAGCGAAGGGTATTACCAATTTATTCATTTGTGAATGATGAAAATGACGATTTTATATCATTCTATGCAGCTCCATATGAACGTATCGATGGTTTAGGTACAGTTAAACAAGTGTATAGGTATTACGTAGTGGGGGATGTATATGATGATGCATTCATCATAGCTAAGAATTATGGCTACCATATCTTCAATAGTCCTGAAGTGGGTATGACTGTAGAAAGTTTAGAAAAATTGAAATTTATGAAAGGTAATTACGTATATTATTATATGTTCAACTGGCACCTAAATGAAATGATCGAACCTAAAGAAATAAACCTTATTATTCCATAATATGAAATGGAAGTAATTCGTAAAAATCACAATGATGCTAAAAGAAATCTTATCCAGTCCGTTTCAAAAGAAGGTGAACACATTCTTGATGTAGGGTGTGGTTTCGGTGGAGACCTTCAAAAATGGCACAAGTGTGGGGTAAACATTAACATGTGTGACCCAGAGCCATCAGCCCTAGAAGAGGCTCGTTCACGTGCAAAAAATATGCATATGCGCGTAAACTTTTATGAGGGTGATATTCATAACTGTCCAAACAGAGCGTTTAATATCGTGTGTTTTAACTTTTCACTGCATTATATTTTTGCCAGTAAAGGTTTATTTTTCAGTTCTATCCGTGAAATAAAAAAGAGGGTAAAACCTGGTGGACTTCTTATAGGTATCATTCCAGATTCAGAAAAAATTATTTTTAAAACACCACTCATTGATGAAACTGGTAATTTTTTCAAACTAAAAGACCATGGAAATGGTGGATTTGGTGAAAAATTATTTGTAAACCTGGTCGACACACCTTATTATGCGGATGGACCAAAATCAGAGCCGGTGGCTTTTAAAGACCTTTTGGTCACACATCTAGAAGAGTTGGGATTTAGCTTACAACTTTGGGAAGGACTAACAGGAAATCCCATCTCAGAGTTATATAGTAAATTTATCTTTGTATATAAGAGATGATAGCTTTGATTATATTATTGTTAATCAATTTAGTTATTCTTTACACGACTAGAGAACCCCAGGAGCTTGTCGAAGTAAAGGAGAAGTATCGTATTCTTAGAGAACACATTCGTGACACAGGAAATGAAAAGTTTAAAATGCTTGTTCG